AAAGGGAGTGCCATTGCTGTCCTGTACGATTTCCACGCCGGAAAAAGAGATCTGGGAATTACTGAAAAGCGGGGCAAAATACGGAATTTCACCAAATTCCTCCTGACCAAGCTGCCGGATTGCCGAAAAAGATACGCGATAGATCTCACGACTAACAGAAATCGTGGTCACAGAAACGTTTCCGGACAGGATCAAACAATCTCCCAGATGCTGGTCAAATGGAACAATTGCCCCTGTTTGTGCCGGATAAACTGCACCGTCCAGATACAGTACACCACATCTGAGCACACTCATCAGCTTGGACAAGGCGGTATCTCCGTGCACCTCAAACGACAGTGGAATGGTTTTCACCAACGCCAGAACCGGATAATAGATCTGTGTTCCGGCAGCACTTTGGAATCGTTTTCCCAGAGGCTCCGCAGTAGAATCTCCGTTAACCAGCTGTCGCATATTGGCAGCACAAGACCAAGTGCCGCTCGGCGACTTCGCCCAAATATTCACAAGTCTCATAATGTTTCCCCTCCGCTTCGTGCATTGGCGATCTGTGCCGCCTTGACCACAACGGTTTCCAGCTGTGTGCCGCCGATGTTCACCGGAATGATAATATCCCCGTTCTGCTGCGGCTGCTGGTATTCCTCCGCCGCTGTCTTCTCCGGCGGATTGTACTGTACTGCCGTTCCGGCAGTTCCCATGCTGGAATATCCCTGCATCTGTACCGCAGAATCCAGCTGCATTTGCAGCCGGTCGGTGTCCACCTTGTCCATCATGGCATCCAGCGAACGGTTCAGATCATCGGCAGTGTCGCCCGTGGTGTCTTCCATGCCTATGGCAACGCCGGGCAGTAAAAATTTACCCACAGTGTCACGCATCAGCTTAGACGGGGAATTGATCCCGAAAAAGTCCTTGAATCCGTCCCAGATCTGTCCGGCAACGTCCTGCACCGTATCCCAGATAGCAGAAACACCCTCGATCAGACCGTTGGCAATGCCTTTCAGGATGTTGCCGCCCAGTTCCAGCCAGTCCACTTCGGTGATCGCATCCCAGATCGCTCCCCATATCTGGGGAATCGCTTTCAAAAGATCCGGAATTGCTTTGATCAACCCGGAAGACAGACCATACATCAGCTTGATTGCTGCTTCAATGATCATTGGCAAGTTGTCTATTAGTCCTTGAAACAGAGCTGTGACAATTTGAATGGCTGCATCGATCAGCTGTGGCAATTGTTCGATCAGTCCGTTGACAATGGCAAATATCATATCAATTGCCGCTTCGATCAATTGCGGCAGATTGTCCAGAATGCCATTGACTAATGCCATAATGATCTGAATGGCGGCATCGATCAGGAGAGGGAGATTCTGGATTATCATATCTGCAAGTGTCATGATAATCATAATGACCGCTGTTAGAATCGTGCTGACATTGTCTATCAGACCGCCTACCAGAGCGTTCAGGATCTCGATAGCTGCCACGATCAGCGTGGGCAGATTCTCCACGATCACATTGACAATGGCTAGAATGATCTGCGGCACATACTCCATCAGTGCCACCAATCCCTCGGACAATCCGTTGATCAGCGTGGTGATCAGCTGCACCGCAATGGGCAGCAGATTCGGCAATGCCTGTTGAATCGCTGTAATAATGCCGTTCAAAAGTGTCTGTCCTGCTTCCAGTAATGCCGAAGCATTTTCCGAAATGCCCTGGACGATGCTGTTTAGGATCTCTGTTCCGGCACTGAGAATGCCAGGCAGGTTTTCCCGGATACCGGAAAGAAATTCGCCCAGTATCTTCTTACCAGCTTCCACCATGCCGCTGGATCTGCTGCCGATGGAGTCGATCACACTGTTGATGCTTTCAAATAGCCCGTCAAAGATCCCGGCAGCATCTCCGCCGTTCATCACATTGATGATACCGGAAATGGCATCTGCTGCTCCGGCAGACAGCGTGGACTTCATATCCAGAGAGAAACCGCTGACAGTCCGTTTCAGTCCCTCTACCGCACTGCCGATGTCATCATACTTGACCTCGTCGATCTGTCCCAGTGCATCATACGCCACACCGGACGCATCTTCCATGTTTGCCAGCATAGGTAGCAAGTTCGCCTGTAAGTCCTCGAACTGTGTGCCGAACAGGTCAATGGCAGCTTGGTTTTTCGCCACCGGATCGGCAATGCTGTCCAACGCCTGGACAGTCTGGAAAAACGCTTCCTGTGCCGTATCGCCGCCAGCCGCAAACCGCTGTGCCATGTCATCTGCATTCATGCCGATCATGGCGAATCCCTCTGCGGTGGACTCGCTGCCGTCCTTGCAGCGGATATTGAATTCCTTGACCGCATCGCCCACCTTGTCGATGGAGAACGCTCCGGATTCTGCACCGGAGATCAGACTCTGGGTAAACTGCTCTGCGGAAAGTCCCAGTGCCGCATACTGTGTGGAATACTCATTGAGGGTGTCCAGCAGATCGCCGTTCTGATCGGCACCATTTTGTGCTCCTGCGGCAATGAGATTGTATGCTTCTTCGGCACTGATCCCGAAGTTGTTCATGAGTGCCGATGCAGCACGGGTGCTTTCGTTGACTTCATAGCCGAACGTGTCGCTGAGTGCCATAGCACCCTCTGTGGCAGACTGCAATTCCTCGCCCATCAGTCCGGTCTGCTTTGTGACCTCTGCCACGGCATTGGCGGCATCCTCATAGGAATCCCCGAAGTTATTGCCGTACACATCCTTGACCACATCCCGAAGCCCTTCCAGCTCCGCTCCGGTCGCACCAGTCGAAGAGGACATCTGATTGATCGCCTTGTTGAACTCGTCCCCGGAGGAGATCATATCGCCAAATGCAGACAGGGCTTTCTTTCCCATGTCAGAGAGCAGATTGCCCATTGCCACAGATGCTGCGGAGATCGTCCCTTTCATGCCTTCAACCTTTTGGTCAAAACCGCTGGTATCACCGTCAATGGGGACTCTGATGCTTTCATCTGCCATATTATTTCACCACCTCCGAAAAAACGGCACTCTCACATACCGTAAAAGTGCCGCTATTTATACGCTTCTATCCAAAAAACGCGCCGCATTGATAGCCGTCCAGCTCCGGCTGCGGAATGCGGATGCGATCCTGAATCTTCCGGATCCGCAGCCGTTCGTTCTTGTCCTTGATCTCCGCCAGATTCACGCTGCGGTATCCCATCCGCTGCTTAATTGGCGTTTCGTCCGGAAGGGCATCAAACAGCCCCAGAAACAGATGCCAGTGCATCTGCTCCACCTGCTGCAAGTCCATGTGATAGACTGACAGGAACGCAGCATACACATAGGCTGCATCATACTGCCATGACAGCACCCGGTCTGTGGTTTTGCGTCCGGAATGCTCCTGCCGCTGTTCCGGCTGCTCCTCGGAGCGTGTCGCAAACCCGATGAGAGCTTCCAGAGCCTCCTCCAGACAGGAAAGCGGCGGCTTGTCGATGTACCATTCCAGCATCAGCAGCAGCTTTTCCCGTTTGGAAAGGCCATCGTCCTCCTGCATATCATAAAACCGCAGCCAGTCCCGATAGTCGGTATAGATCCGGTATGCCTTGCCGTCTACTGTTACCGTGTCCGGCAGGGCATCATACAGCAGATTCATCGTCTGCCGCCTTTGGGCAGATACTTCTTTTTCAGCTGCATGGATTCCGCCTGGGACTGTGCCGCCTGCTTTGCCACAAAGGTCAGGAATTCTCCGTACACTGCCGTATACCGCCGTGCATGGTCTGGGATGCCGGCAAAGATCTGCTCCGCCGTACCCTCGCCAAAGAGCGTGTCATAAAAGGTACGAAACGCCTTGCAGTATGCCCGGATGTATGCTGCCGCACCGGCAGACTTGTCCTCCGGCACATCCTGCTCCAGCTGTGCCAGAGCAGCCTCATACTTTTCCACGGTGTCCGCTTCCTCAATGTCCAGCGGCAGCTCCAGTCCGTGGATATGCCAAATCGTCAGATCTTCTTTCATCGTTCATTCCTCCATAAGATGAATTATTCAATTATAGGCTCCCCTGAAAGGGAAGCTGGCAGCCGTAGGCTGACTGAGGGGTATTTACGAAGCACTGCACTTAACGGCATAGGTATTAGAGCCCAGTGTGCCGTTTGTAACAGTAATGTAGATATAGTCGCCTTCCTTGACGGTAAATGCCACACCAGAATTGGTAATGGACGAAGAACTTCCGTTGCAGGAAGCTGTAATACTAAATGTGTCACTCTCCGCTGCTGCATACACACTCAGAGAACCGATCTTGCTGACCGTGTACTCTGTAACAGACGGCTTGAAGGTCGGTTTCAGCAGATTCTCGCTGCCATAGGAAACAGACAGCGTTTTCAGTACCGGCTTGGTGTGAGAAGAAAGTGTAATGGTCTGAAAATCATCGGTGCTGTACACCGTGACATCCTCCATTTCGCCCCTTGTCTTAAAGTTGCCGGAATAGGTCATGCAGTCTGTGGTGTCGCCGTCTGCATCCGGAATGACGGCATAGTCACGCATCTTTGCCGATGCCGCCCAGATGCCGCTGCCCCCTTGCTGTGCTGTGGTCATATCCACATTGATGATAGAACGCACCGCATCCTGTCCCAGCAGCTCGTTCTCGTGAATGTTGATAATGTCATCTGTCACAGGATGTTTTTTGTAGCGATCCAGTGCATAGGCAATGGCAGTGTTATAGCCGGTAATATCCGTCCGCTTGAAATCCTCGTCCACATACTGCCGCTCATACTCTGTGGGATTCTTGGACGTGGAGAGGCTGGTGAAGCCCTCCATGCGTGTATAGGCACTCTGTCCCGGCACATGATAGAATGCCACCTTGCCGGTACGCAGTACAAGGTCTGCGTTTTTCAAATTCTTACCCATGTGTAAAATACCTCCTGTCCTGATAATACATCAGTCGTAATTGGATCTGATAGCGAGCCGTATCATCGCCGGTGTCATAGGCATAGCCGCTGGAAACAATGTCCATGCGGTATGGTGTCCGATAGTCGCCCAGTTCCGGAAAGATACCCTGCCAGTTGTTCCGCTCGATCCAGTCCGCAAAGTCCTCGTAGAAACCGGAATTGGCGATGTTCTCCAGCACCCTTTCCCCGTACTTCTCCCGGCTGGCAAAGACGAACAGAAACTGCCGCTTGTCGCTGCCGTCCGTGTACTTCTGCACCACTGGTTCACATGGTGTAGTGTCCACAGTATAGCCGATGGTGTCCGCCTCCAGCTGGTCTACGCCTAAGATCGCCCCGTCATGGAGCAGCGGACAGCCGGCAATGTACTCCCGTATCGCCGAAATGATCGCCATTCTATCACCCCTTTGCAAGGATACGGGCGTTTTTCAGAATGAGCTTGCCGTGGTCTGCCCATGCCCGAAGTGCCCACTTTTTCCCACGCAGCCCACGGGATACGCCGGCATACCACTGCACCGCCGCATAGGGTGTTTTCCATAACAGATACCCTTCCTCCGGCTTGCTGTGAGAAATGCCGGAATCCCGGAGCATTCCGGTGTCAAACGGCACATAGGGATCACATTTCCGCAGCAGTTCATTTCCCACAAATTCCTGTGCCTGCTGTTTCAGGACTGCCGATTTTGCGTGAAGCTGCTTGGTATTAAAATGGATACCCACCTTGATGATCATACTGCCGTCACCTCCAGATGCTGCACACCGGCAGAGCCATAGCGAAAGTCTTTCACTTCCATGACCGTCCGGCATTCCTCCGGCGGTTCTGCGGCGGTGCATCTGCCGCAGAGGATCCGGTCGCTCCGTTTCGGGATATAGCCGGATACCGATGCCGCCGGAATGATACACAGCACGCTGTCCTGCTGCTTCATAGACGTGCCGCTCTGGCTCTGTCCCTTCATGTCCTCCCAGTAGATCGCAGGGAAGAAGTGCCGCACATACTGCTCCATGCGGTCTTTTCCCACCGTTCTCTCAAATACCGTGCAGCCGATTTTATTGGTAAACATATTCACACTCCTCTGTACAACAGCCCCGAACCACCCAGATACCGGATGCAGATACTTTTGAGATAGTCCTGCAAGCCGGATGTTTCTCCGTTTAGAAGGGCGGAGATGCTTTCTGTCGGGGTAGCGTAGCTGACACTGTACGCTCCGATGGTCTCCGCCGTTTTCAGACCGCTGCCCTCTGCACCGCCTGTGCCGTATGCCTGATAGGTGACGATCGCCTCCGCCAGTGCACAGCAGCATTTCCGGATGCGGTCTTCCCACGGAGCAGGAACGCCGTCCAGCAGCCGCCCGAATGTCACCATGTCCAGATACTCGCTTGCCCGTTCTGCCGCCCGACCGAATGCGGTCGGATCCCGGATCATACTGCCAAGATAAAAATCCTGGTAGTATGGAAAATCAGCATATGCCATGCCTTACGCCTCCACTCTCTTGACATAGACCGTCTGCGGCTTGGAAATACCGATGCCGTAGACCTTTCTGCCCTGTACGGCAGAAGAACCGATATACTCGTTGGTCAGATTCTTGACGGCGACCGGAACAGACCACTCCTGCACACGGTGGCACCAGTTCGGGTGACCGCAGATGAATTCCGTGGTGGTTTTCTTGCCGGATACCAGCTTGCTGTCCTCAAACATGGTGTTGTTGGACTCGAAAACATTGTAGCCGGCGATTCTGCCCACCACGCCGGACTGCACCAGCTCCTGAGACAGATCACCCTGCTTGACGAAACGATCATCAGTCAGCAGCACCTCCATAAACTCCGGAGATGCCAGCAGCCAGCGTTTGCCGTCATTGGGGACACCCATACGGGACTGTACACGCTTTGCCGCCAGTACCTGCTTGTATGCCGTGCTGTCGGTGCAGGCAGTCTTGGATGCTGCCACAGTGATGCCGGCGGTCTCCTCCAGAGCACGGACAGACTTGGTGTCCATGGACAGCCCCAGAGAATAGCCGGCACTGTCCAGACGCTCTGCGGTGATGCCGTCCGGAACGCTGGCAGCGTCATAGCCGTCGATCATCTCGTTGACCGCCTCGTCAATGTCGATGTTGATGTCAAAGTAGGTGGTAGAGCCGGTAGAGATCGCAGCACCATTCTGCTTGTCATACTGCTTGACCTCTACCTCGGTATCACGCACCGGCACCTTGACCTTGCCTGCCTTGGGATTGCCCTCATAGCGAGTGTTAAAGATCAGGTTGTCCTTGGTGACCAGCGTATACCGCAGCTTCTCGTCCACCAGTGTCGAATATCTTTCCTGTGCAATATGTTCCATAACTTTTCCTCCATAAATAAAAATAACTTACCTGATAGGCTCCCCTGAAAGGGCACCCGTAGGGCGTGCCTTGTGCTGAGGTAGATGCCCGTAGGGCAGACGGTGGGGTAACACCTCTCTATAGGCTCCCCTTTAGGGGAGCTGGCAGTGCGTAGCACTGACTGAGGGGTCAGGACTTCTTCAAACTCGGATTCATGCCATAAAACGCAGCTTCCACGCCGTTCATGGCACTGGGCAGATTGCCGGACGTGGGAACAGCCGCACGCTCGCCGGGGTTCGGGGCGAATGCGTCTGCATGGGCGGTGCGGAACTGCTGCACCACATCGTCTGCCCCGATCAGCTTGTCACCGTCAAATTTCAGTTCCTTGGATGTCAGCAGATCGGTGACGTACTTTTCGTACACATCATTTTTCAGCTGCAATCCCTTGACATACTGGGACAGCTTGGTGCGGTACTCGAATGCGGCACGGTCTGCCTCGGACTGCTCCAGCTTCTGCTTGTAGTCTGCCACGCTCGCCTTGATGCCGTCAATGTCCATGTCCTTGTAGGACTGAATGGTCTTGCTGGCTTCGTCCAGCTGCGTCTGCACGGCGGCGGCAGCGTCCTGCTCCGCCTTGATGTCTGCGGCATAGGCTTCCGTGATCTTCTGCACGGTGTCCTTGTCGGTGATGCCGATGCCTTTCAGAAATTTCTCATCGATCATAGGGATAACTCCTTTTCAAAAAAATAAAATGTATGAAAAAAGCACCTCAGTCGAGATGCTTCTCATAAGCTTTCAGAAACAGTTTCAAAATAAGGTCAAACGCTCCGAATCCAATGCCGATCCACGAAAGCACAAAGCACACCGTGGGAACGGCAAAACTTCCGTTCATGGCATAGAGGAGGACTAACAAAACAATCATTGTAAGCATAACTGCTCCTTTCTGGCATAGAAAAAAGCACCTCTTACGAGATGCTGCTTTCGCTATGCAAAAACGCTGGTAGTCTATTTGACAATGCACCAATCTTCCGCCAGCATATCGGTCTGACTAGCCAGCCAGCCAATGCAATATCGGTTATCTGCGGTTTTCATGACAATGCTGTCCGTAAACGGATAACTTCCGTCACCGATTTCCTGCGTCAGTAATTTGCCGTCAGCAAGGTACAAATACATTCCTTTGCCGTTCCAACCGGTTCTGGCAACTTTCTTTCCGGCTTTCAGTGCTTCCAATGCACCGCCGAATGTCATTTCTTTCATAGATTCTCCTTTCTGGCATAGAAAAAAGCACCTCAGGTGAGATGCTTTTTGTTATATTTGGTTTTGCATCTCAAAAAACGTGCTATTTTGAGGTGCTTTCATCATTCTTGTGCTTTTCTACGAATTCCTTTTTGAACTTCTCGAATTCTGCTTCTAGTTCTTCGATAGTGTTCTCAGAGCATATTCGTCTAATTTCATTCATATCAACATCTTTTTCTTTGATATCAACATCATCCATCTGATTTCATCTCCTTAAATTTGAATTTATAAAATTCTTGCAAATCTAGGAGTGCGTTTACCTGTGCTTGGAATTCGCTATCTCCTTTTTCGGCATGTAGACTGTTTATGGTAAAATAGAAATGCAGAAAAAGGGCTCCAAAAGTGCATAGGTGAAAAGCCACCGCCGAGCCGTTGTCAGCACCTGAATAAAATGCTACAATTTTAGCTGAGAGGCAAAGCCCCTTGGCTAAAGGAGGTAGCGGAAAGGTGATAAGTATGGCAGAAAAGATGTACATCAAGCAGTTGTACGAAGACGGCGTGAGCAAGAGCGAGATCCAGCGGAGGACGAAGCTCAATTACCGTACAGTCTGCAAATACGCTGACATGGAAGACTGGAATGACGATAAGCTCCCGAACATGGAACCGGATCACTATCCGGTGCTTGGTGAGTATATCCCCCTCATCAATGAATGGCTCGAAGGTGATGTCACAGCCCCAAGAAAGCAGCGGCATACCGCTAAGAGGATATATGACCGACTTCGTGCGGAAGCCGGTTACACAGGCGGATACAGCAGTGTGAAACGATACGTCCGCAAAAAGCGTTTCGTATTGCGTCAGGGACTCGCAGGCTACTTGCCGCTTGCACACCCTATGGCTTATGCTCAGGTTGACTTCGGAGAATTTCTGCGCTGTGATGCTGAGGGAAACGAACACAAGGCGTATGAGCTTGTAATGTCGTTCCCGTATTCGGATAAAGCCTATGCGCAGGTGTTCCCGTCACAGAATCAGGAGTGCCTGCTGATCGGTATGAGCCGTATCTTTGAGTATATCGGCGGCGTGCCTGCGAGGATACGCTTTGATAATATGTCTACGGCAGTTGCTCAGGTGCTTGAAGGTACCGAGAGAAAGCTCACCGAAGGCTTTACAAGGTTTATGCTGCATTACCGCTTTCAGGCTGATTTCTGCAATCCTGCATCCGGCAATGAGAAAGGCAATGTTGAGAACAAGGTCGGCTACATCAGGCGCAACGCCCTCGTTCCGATCCCTACGATCATCAGCTTTGATGAGTTCAACGACCACCTGTTTGACTGGTGTGAAAAGGACGCTGAACGTCCGCATTACCAGCGTGGTGTTACGATACAGAGCCTTTGGGAAGATGAAAAACCGAAGCTGTTAATGCTCCCCGAAGTACCCTACAACGTATTCAGCTATGAATCGCTCAGAGTCAGCAAGACAGGCTTTGTCTGCATTGATACGAATAAATACGGGCTTTCTCCCGAACTTCATGATGAAACTGTACAGGCTAAGATCTTCTATGATAAAATCGAATTTTATCATGATCATGCTCTTGTTGCTTCATACCGCCGCTGTTACGGCAAAAACGAGGAGCTTATGGACTGGACGCAGTACGTCAGGACGCTGTGCAGAAAACCCGGCGCAGCCGAGCATACACGGTTCTTTTCCGCAATGCCGCTGCCCTGGCAGAGCTATCTGTCGCAGACCAGAGGTCAGGAGAGACGAAGTGCCTTGCAGCTCCTTGACGATATTGTACGTGACGGCAACGCTGAATTCTGCGTGGATATTCTCACTCTCGCCCAGCAGAACGGCAGAAGCGATGTGGACAGCGTGAAGCAGTGCTATTATTCTCTGCTGAAAGAAGGAAAAACGCCGGAGCCGCTTGATCTGCTCTCGCAAGTGCCTACGCTGAACTACAACCCCGATATTTCCGTGTATGACGGTCTGACGGGAGGTGAAGCAAGTGGCTGATATTGAGCAGATGATGCGAACTTTGAAGCTCGGAGGTCTTGCGAAAGACTGGCGTGAAGTAGAATACCACGATACCGAGCAGTATGTGACCGATCTGCTGCAGATCGAACTTCACGAGCGTGAGGTAAACAGGATCAATCGTATGGTCAAGACCGCAGGATTCCATGTCATCAAAACGCTTGATGATTTCGTATGGAAGCCGGAGATCGAGCTTCCTGCCGGACTTACCCGTGAATACATGGAGGATCTGGACTTCATAAACGCCAAAGAGAATCTCATCTTCATGGGTGCAGTCGGCACGGGCAAGACACATCTCGCAACAGCGATTGCCTTGAAAGCGTGTCAGGAGAGACACAAGGTTCGCTTCTTTACAGCGGCTTCGCTTGCAAATATCCTCCTTGAGCGTAACAACAAGGGTACGCTGAACGGCTTTATGACAAGCCTGAAAAAAGTAGAGCTTATCGTGATAGACGAGCTTGGCTTTGTTCCGCTGCACAAGGATGCGGCACAGCTCATGTTTCAGGTGATCTCCGAGTGCTATGAGCGCAAGAGCATCATAATAACCTCCAATCTGGAGTTTTCAGGCTGGAACACGGTGCTTGGTGACAACCGCCTGACGGCGGCTCTGATAGACCGACTGGTGCATCATTCGCATATTGTGATATTCTCAGGAGAGAGCTACCGCCTGCAGCAGTCGATGAAGCGTCAGAAAACAGCCCGTAAGAAGTGAGCCGCCGAGGTTTTCAGCCTAAATTTACAAAAAGGGCTCCAAAAGTGCATAGGCGGGGCTCCGCAGGGGCTTCAAAAATGCATAGTGCAGGCTTCAAAAAAGAGCCTCAAAAATACACAACAGGGGCGCTCCTTCTATGCACAAGCCGAGCCCCCACACGTTAATCTTGTGCTGACCGGGCTATGCACTTTTTCGAGCCCCTTTTATGCACTTTCTACTTGACAAACACACATGTAGACTGATTCTCTTATTATACACCGCTTCATCGATAATAAATATTGGTGCTGTATATTCAAATACCGTACCGTCATGTCCAATTGTATAGCCCTTTTGATACCCGTTTTTCAATGCGGCATTCAAATCACCAGCACTGGGCGGCATACCAAGTGGGTGGTTATGGAACGAAACGATTTCATCTTTTTCAGATTCTTGCAACGCTCTGCGGATTTCTTCGGTATAGTCCGGCGTTCCGGCTTGCGTTCCTGTTGTTGAGGAATACCATTTCTTTGTTCTGGTATTATAGAAATACAAGTCTTCACCATTTGTGCCTGAACGATGGTTCAACATTTTCTTAGCAACCTGATAATACTGCCGCTGTAACTTTTTATCTGAATCCATGGAATCAAACTTGCTCCTGAACTCTCTGCTTTTTACCAAATCTTTTGGAACAGCATAATCCGAAGAACTTTGCATTCGTTCCTGTTCTTTTATTATACCACCGTCACCGCCAGAAGTCAATTCTTTTTTGCCATTCTGAACTCGTTTTGCAGCCTGCACCGCCCTCTGAGCCGTAGACCGTCCGAACCCATTGACTTGCGACCGGAACGTATCGTTCCGCCGTCCGGTCTGGCGGCAGAAGTCTTTCAGCGTTTTTTCCGCATCTTTCAAACGCACAGAAACCGCTGCAAAATCATCGTTCAAACCCTGTTTTAACGCTGGATCATCGGTGTTCTTTGCCGCTTCGTCCAATGCCGCCGCACGCCGCTTTAGTGCTCTGACCTTCCGCTCGCCTTTCCGCTGCATCTGGCTGATCTCGTACTCTGTGTACTTCTCGCCGTTGTAAGAAATGCTCTTTTCGTCCAGTCTGGCGATCTCCTCCGGTGTGTAGTTCGGCGTGGACAGTCCCGGATAATACGGGTGCCAGTTGTGCCGGCAGTTCCAGCCTTTGAACCCTCTGCCGTCCCCATAGCCGATCTCTTCCAGCGTGAACACTTTCAGCCCGTCAATGATCTTCCTGGTGCGTTTGCCCTGTATCTGGACAAGCTGCCCCTGCCATCTGGCGTGCTCCGGTCTTGCTCCGCCGTGTGCTGTCAGCTCCATGTACCTGCATCCGGAATCTTCTGCACGTTTCTTCGCCACTGCCGCCGCAGTCTGTCCCACGCCTGTCAGCACACACCGCCGCACCGCAACATCAATGCGGTCTTGGTGTCCCGTGGGATAGGTCACATACGCTCCGCCGTCCGCCAGATTTCGCACCGCCATGCGTATGGCATCCTGATAACTGAACGCTCCGGAGGACACCTGCATATACGCCCGGTCACAGGCTTGCAGGAAAGCAGTCTGCGTGGTGTTCGCCGTGGTGCTGACCAGATTCCGCATGGTTCCCAGTGTTTTCCGGTATCCGGCTTCCAGCACCTGCTTCATGCCTGCGTCCTGCCGAATGTCCACCGGAACTTCTCCGGCAGCCTCGTGGGTGTCGTTGTCGATGTCCACCGTCTTCACGCCGGCATCTTCAAATAACGCCCGGACTTGTGCCACGCTGGCATCTGTCCGGTCTGCGATCATCTGCAAAATGTCCTCGTACAGGATTCCGGCAGATTGCAGCACCTCCGCCTGATATGCCGTACTTTCCGACACAAAACCCATTTTCAGCATACGCCGCACCATGTCCGCCACAATATCGTCCTCCAGCTGCTGATACAGCCCCAGCAGCTGAGTCACATCCGGCTCATAATTCTGCATCAGATCTCACCACCGGAAAATAAACCACCATCATCCTGCCGCTCCGGCATCATCTTCGCCGCCTTTTCCTCGGAGCAGTCGAAGTACCACGCCAGAAATAGCTCCGGACGCAATAGCTTGTCCCGTACCATCTGCACACGCCGCTGATACTCCACGTCCGGATCTTCCAGCACACCGTCCCCAAAGGCAAAGGTTGCCTTGACCGGCGGACTGCTCTGACTGCGGTAGTAGTCCTGATAGAACTGCATTCCATAGAGCATCTGCTCCAGTGCGTTCCGCAGGTTCTCCTGAATGTCTTTCACTCTGGAAAAGCTCCGCTGCTTGGAACTCCGCACTTCCTCTGCGGTTTTCTCCACATCGGATACTTCGGAGAGTGTGCCGTAGGAAAGCCCCACCGCATTCTCGATCCGCCGCAAAATCTGATTGAACGCATGGAAATAGGCAGTGTCCCGGACTTCCGGAGAAAAGGTATTGATAAAGGACTGCCCGTCCGTTTTCTCATAGCTGCGGAACATCCGCTCTCTGCCTTTCGGCAATACCGGCTTGCCGTCCTTGTACCGGAACAGATCCTCGGTGGCATCAATGGCACGTTCGGACGATTCCAGTTCCCACAGAATCCGTTCCCAGTGCTCATCCGCATCCCGGATAAAGTCCACGGCATCGGCAAAGACCGAAACGCCCAGCGGTGAAGTGGGGTCGATGTTGTTGGAATCCGGTGTCTGAAAAATGGCAAACAGCGGACGCTGTACGTTTTCATACACCTTTTCCGGCAATACATCCGCCCACTGCGGCACTGCATCCAGACTGCACTCTGTGCCCAGTATTCCCGGACTGGCAGAACAGAAACAGCGGTTCTGAATGGTATGTGTCTGCCGCACCTGGGAATAGACGTGCAGCTCCAGACGGGTGTAATAGTTCTTGCCAATAGAGATCTCTTCCGGACACACCACCGCATCGCAGGAATCGTCCGTGTAGTTCACCGGAAGATAGGCGTTCTGCGGCACAATGTCCACCGAAACGCCCTGTGCCGTGAAATAAGGTTTCAGCAGCAAGCCGCCAATGGCAAGCCCGAAGTCCATTTTCCGCCGCAGCTTCGGCAGCACACGCCTGACCGCCTGTTCCAGTTCTGCCGCATCGTGTACCGTGGCGGAAAATTCCGTCAGTGTCAGCCGTTTCAGCTCCTGTGCGATATTCGCCGGAATGTGACAGGAACGAATGCGGTTCCGGATCCAGCCGGCACGGTTCAGATATAACTCCTCCCACAGCTGCATCTGCTGTATCATGTCACCGCTGAGCAGGCAGGGCACCTGCATGGCTGCGGCGATCTGGGTTGCATCGATCATGGCATCACCTCCTCGTTGTCATCTGCCGGCGGCATCCGGTATTCCCGCAGCGTCCGCTGCATCGCCGTCCGGACGAAATACCGCATATCGTCCATGGCGTGGTCGTTGGTCTTGACCACAGCATCTTTTCCTTTGGCTTGATTGTCCCAGCAGTACAACCCGAATTCCCGGATAATATCCGTACAGCCTTCACAGATGTGGATGCGTCCGGCTTGCAGCAGCGTGGACGTGTCACGGATGCCGTCCAGAACGCTGTTGTTGGCTTTCCGCACCCGAAATACCCCGTGCCGCCGGATACATTCAATAAAGCTGGCGGCAGACGGGTCTACGATCACATACCGCACATAGGGGGCAATATCTCCGGCAAGCTGTTCCAGTGCAGCGTAGTGCTCCTCGTCTGTTCGGGAATGTCCCTCTTTTCGGGCATCATAATAGTACTCCCGGATTCGGGTGGCATAGCCGTCTCCGGACAGGTGCCATAAGCCGACAGAGGTCGGGTTCAGTGTGCCGTAGTCGCAGCTGAGATAAAACTCGCCGGAATGCACATCCGGCACAGTGTCCGGAATGACGTGCCGCAGCTTCTGGAACTGCGGATACACCAGACCGTCCGCCATGACCCACTTGCCCAGTACATACCGTTCATAGAACACACCGGAATACATCCGCTCGTACCGTTTCCGGACAGATACAGAGAGAGCACGGTTGTCCTCCATGGTGAAATGCAGGTGCAGCCGGTTCTTTTCGCCGGCTTTCCCGTGTACGCTGTCAATCCATTCCTTGTACAGCCAGTGTTCCTCGCTGCCGTCCGGGTTGCAGTTCATCCAGATCTTAGAACCGGTGACAGAGCATCTCGCCGTTGCCTGATCCACAAAAGAACGGGGCATCAGTGCCACCTCGTCCAGCAGGACACCGGCAAGGGTGATACCCTGAATGAGAGCATAGCTGCTCTCGTCCTTGCCGCCGAAAAAATAATAGCGGTTGTGATGCCCCCGCCATTCCACGTCCATATAGTTCTTGGACAGGTTGATCTTCGGCTGCATCACGCCTGCCATCCACTTCTGGATCGGCGTGACCACATTGCGTTTCAGGCTGTCAATGGTCTTGCCGCAAAAGGCAAATGTCTCATGGTCAAAGTTCCGCATACTCCACAGCAGATAGCCGATGCTCATTGCCATGGTCTTGCCGGAACGGACAGATCCGTCACAGATGATAGCATCATACTGCCGGAATTTCGGCATTGCCCACCAGAGCATGGCTTGTATCTGCTTGGGAGAAAAAGTCTGATAGATCATGCCAGTCCCTCCTGCAATTTCTCAAACAGATTGGTGATCTGTCCGTTGTCCTCTTCTTCGGCTGCTCCGGATGCCGCCGCCTGTAGGGTGGCGGTGATCTTGGTTTCTGCCCGGATCAGATCCGGATTGCTTTGCAGGAACTCGTATAGCTCCATGTGCCGTTTCCGGAATTCCTCCGCCAGTTTTTTCCGTTTCTTCGGCTCCGGGGTATTCAGGTAGGCAGAGAGGAACGTCTGCAAATCGGTAAAGTCCGCTTGCGGAATGGATTTCCGCTTGTCCTCAAATTGCAGGATACCGTCCGCCAGCTGGTGGATGCTCTTTTTCTTTCGGCTGTTCATTTGCAGTCACTCCTTTCAGAAAAAATGGTCAAAAAAATACGGACGCTGTACGCCCGTATATTGCGTGTATTCTTTTTGGGTGTTGTTTTTCGCAGAAAAATCTTCAAACGATTCTAAACGCCCTCTGAACGTTCTTAAACAGGGTATGCTTCGCCATTCGGAATCTTTTTGGAAAAGTTCCGTTCGGGGTTCAGGCAATACCGCACAAAGAGCTGCAAGAAGTATTGCCTTTATACCATATACCGCACCCTGTGGGACGAATCAACCACAGCAGCGACAGGCATACTGATTTGTTTCACACACGCTCTTAAATGCCGATTACCGGCAGTGTGACCGTGTAGTCATGTCCGCAGATGGAGAGCCGCACACGGGCACGCCGCTGCCGGAGATCCAGCCGCACCACATTGTTCCAATACTCCCGGAGCACGCCGGACAAGACCATCTTGTCCCCCTGCAATGTGGTATAGATGCGGGACGGGGCAATGGGTTTGCCGCCGTTCCAGAGCCACCGGATATATGCTTCCTCGTGGGGCTGCAGCTTGCCCAGCGTACAGCCGGACACTTTCAGAAATCCGATCACGCCGTCTGACTGTACCACGCTGTCATACTTCTGCCGGTCGATTTCTTCCTCCAGAAACAGATAGCCGGGAAAGACAGGTTCTGTGATACTGTTCCATTTCCCGTTCTTCCGGATGTCCATGGTTCGCTGCGGACAGCGTACCAGATGCCCGTTTTTCCGCAGCAGCACAGCCACTTGCAGATCTGTGCCGGGCTTCACCTGTACCACATACATACTCATGCCTTTCCCTCCTTGGCTTTGGATTTGATAAACTTCTTGACTTCCTTGTAGAGATCCGGTCGTTCTGCCGCCATGGCTTCATAGATCAGATCCTTGAACTGCTCTGCACCGTTTTCCAGCAGATCCCGTGTCTTGGTGTCCACGTTCTTCTTGTACGCCACTGCACGGGTGAGTGCCACGGCATTTTTGGACAGGGTGTCAAAGTCGATCTCCGACAGCCGTTCCTCCGGCAGCTTGTTGATGGCATCCAGCATCTGATTGCAGAGCAGGCGGAGAATGCCGTCTGTCATGTCCAGATCCGGATAGCGGTCGGTTTCTTCCATAATCGCCCGGAAGTTTTCCTGACTGAGCCGCAGTGCGTCCAGCGTACTCATGAGATTTTTCGCATATTTTCCCACCGCTGCCAGAGAGATGCTCACGCCGTGGGACTGGATATAGTCCACGATCTCCCGGTAATAGGCACCGGTCTTGATCATCTCGTCTACGGTCTCTTTGACTGCCGGTTCCAGATTGTCGATCTTAGAATGCTTTCTGCGTCCCATGCAGCACCTCACACGTCAATACATTCGTCCTTGCGGACACAGGCAATGATCTTGATACCGTCCGCCGATACCTTGGCTTCCAGCTGCTCCATTGCCGTGTCTGCCAGTGTCGTACACGCCTTGGAATCCATGTGCCGCAGCCGGATATATCCGGATTCCGTCAGATAGTTGATGCTGTCCCGGAATTCCGCCTCAGTCATGCTGGGTTCCAGTGCATAGCGGATGTCCGTCAATGCAACAAACTTGTCACGCAGCAGATTCACGGCTTTCAGCACCATGCCGTTATTCTTGAAAAATGCCTTCTGCCGGATTCGCTCTATCATTTCTGCCTGCTCCAATGCCGTTCCTCCTTACTTGCTGCAATAGCTGTCGATCTTGCTTTCCAGCCTTGCCATGGTGCGGATAAAATCCTCGTTCTTGGTGGTGTGCTCCTTGATGTAGTCGATGTTCTCCGACAATTTTTCCATAGATGCCTTGATCTCCCGGATCTCTGCCTTGGTGGCGTACTTGTCCGACAGCGTCAGCAGATTGTCACGCAGCTCCTGCACTGCCATTTCGTTCTTGTCATTGCGATCCATGGTGCGTTTCAGAAAATAGCCGATGATCCCAAGGATCACGGTGATCACCGTGGTGATGATAAACAGGATCAGTTCCTGTGTCACTGTATCTCCCTCCCCAAAAGAAAAGTGCTATCATTACTTCTACTGTAATGATAGCACAGAAAAGAACGGTGCTGCAAATAAGGCAGATTTTTCAGGAATTTCAATGAGTTTTCGGGTTCAGAAGAACGTCATCTGGTGTGCTTCCCGGTCGGTGCTCTGGCGGTAGATGATGTCCCGGATGGTGTTCTCCGCCAGATTAAATGCGTGTGCCAGTTCCAGATAATTGGAACCGTCAAACCGGCGGAAGATCTCCGCATCTCTCAGACCGTTCATCACGGAATCCGCCTTGCTGATATAGATGCTGCTGCCGCCGTAGCTGGCGACCAGCTTCCGGTACGCTTCCATACCGATGACCTCCGCAATTTCCAGCTGACTGCCGTGCAGCTGTTCCATGGTCAGTTTATCCAGAGTCATGTGCTTTCGCCGCCTTTCGCTTTGCGTTTCGCAGATACCGTTTCAGTGCCTCGATCAGTTTCGCCCCGTCCTCCCGTTTGACCCAGTTCAGCGGATGACCGGGGCAGGGGGCTTCCTGCAATACCTTTCGGACGATGCCTGCCATGCGTTCCCCCACCGGCACCGCAGAGGGCGAGAGCTTTGCCAGATCATACAGCAGCCGCCAGGCATACGCCTTTTGTCCGGCTGTCATTTTCCCCGGATACTCCGGGGATGCCGTTTTCTTTTTGGGACGCTGCTCCCGGAGCTGCTGCCGCAGCTCCGCCTCTACCGCTGCCGCCTCCGGTGGGGTGAGTTCCCGGACAGAGGTCTTGCCGCTGATACGGTAGACGATCATGTGAAACGGGTCTTCCTTGTTTCCCGATTCTACCAGCCCCAGCACAGCAGCAAGGCTGTACAGTGTCTGGGTTTGTCCTTTTGCCATACGCTTCACTTCCTCAGCCGATAATCTTTCTGGTTGTCCGGGCGTATCTCAAACGCATACCCTTTGGACATCTGAATGATCCTGCCGCCGATTGCTCCGTCAATTTGCCGCAGCTGGGGCAAAAGCCATTCCGTGGAGAGGATCGTCAGCATCTGATTTCTGGCACGATAGTCCAGTATCTCAAATGCCAGACGCACATCTGCACCGGATACCTCTGCGGTGCTGCTGGTCTTGAACAGATCGTCTATGTACAGCACATCGGCTTCCTTGTACGCTGCGATCTGTGCGGCATAGCTGCCGTCCGTCAGAGCAGCTTTCAGCTGATTGGACGCTTCACGCCACACCATGTACCGCACCGAAAAACCGTTCCGGATCATGCCGCCCACAATGGCGGTGCAGATGTGTGTCTTGCCGCATCCGGTCTGACCGCCGATATAGAACCACCTGTGCCGTTCCTGTAGGTACGCTTTGGCACATTGGAGAATGTGCTGCTGGAATGGCTGCTCTGCGGTGTAGTTCTGAAATGTGCAGATGCGGAGCAGGGATTCCAGACCGGATTCATGGATTCGCCGCAGGGTGTCTCTGGTTTTCATACAGCTGCACAAGCACATGACCTCATAGCCGTCCCGGATCTCTGCGATCATGCCCTTGTTGCGGCACGTTTTGCAGTCATAGCCGGTCAGCGTGCCGGGCTGTGCATTGTACGCATCCACACGCATCTGCATCAGATCAGTATACGAAAGCCCCGTAGGGGTCATCGTCGGGAATGTCATCTTCTGCGGCAATGGTCTCATCCTCCCATCTTCTCTGATTCAGCCATGTGGCAGGATGCGGAATGAACTTCCAGTTCTCTTTGCCCCAGTGGTAGACCTTCCGCTGCCGTTCCAGCTCCGCCAGCATCTGCTGCAATTCCGTCTCGCTGGGCTGGATCTTCTCGAATGCCCGTCTGGCTTTCTCCTTGCCCACCTTTCGGGGATACGCTGCCCAGAATTGGTCGAAGCAGCGGTTTCCGGTGTCTGTTGGTTTTCTCATGCTTCCACCTCCTCATACAACGCGATGTCTGTGCAGTTCTGGCATAGATGCCGTTTCAAAGAACGGAAAGAACTCCAGTAGGGAGAATAGGTGTAGTAAACGCTGTTGGAAAGTACCGCCTCCCGAAAGGCTTTCCGTTCCCGTTTCAGCTTTTCCTGCTCCTTTCGGGTGAGTATACTGTGTTTGTGCTTCTGGAAGAACTTTCTGCGGATCTCACAGTCCTCCGTCAGCCATTTTCCCTGAATTTTACCGTCAACATAGACCGCAATGCACAGCTGCATCTTGTACCGCTGTGTCTGCAAAGACAGCGTGTAGCCGTCTGCCTGTAGCTTTACGATGCGGTAAGATGATTGCAGGTTCTGCTCTGCGGTTTCCCATTGTTCCTTCGTCATCGCCGCACCTCACGAAATGGTAAACCGCTTGCTTTCCGATGCAACGCAGTACTGGTCATAGAGTGCCTGGTGGGTCTCCTGAAATGCACGGCTGTCGAACCGGCTGCTGACCACTGTGGTATACCGCACGGTAAAATTGCCCACGTCCATTTCCTCCAGATGCTTCTTGTCCATCATCGCCTTGACCTGACTACGCAGCTCGTCCGCCTGCTTTTTCAGCTGCTTGCCGGCTGCCTCCAGTTCCTTGATCTGGTTGACGGCGGAGAGCATATCTGCCTCCTGTTTCAGTGTCAGTTTTGCTTTTGCCATAAGAAATACCTCCGTTTGTAAAGAATTGTAAATAGATTGCCGACTCTGCATTTTCACGGGCTTGTCACCGTCCTTGGCTGCATTAGGCGAGAGGAGCGTTTCTCCTCTCAGGGGGATTATGTGATTTCTGTATCCCGATGCTTCGGGATATGTCTGGTACGTTCTGTGTACCGGTGGAGAATGACCAGCTCCGTGCTGGTGTTCTTGGAGATCAGCCAGTCCTCCGGATGGAATCCGTAGAACGCCAGGATCTTTTTCTGTGCCTTGGTGGGGCGTTTGCCGTTTTTCATCTCAGACCTCCATATCCATGTACTTTGCCATTGCCACCAGCCCCTCATAACTGTAATCCTCGTTGTCATAGGCATTGGAGAACAGGTTGACCACGCCACGGATAGCCTGCGGTGTCTGGGCGATGCGGAACAGAAAATCAATTTCCTTTTGCCGTCCGTTCAGCATGGGGAACAGCTTGGCAATGTCCTCACGCTGGATCTTGGAACGGGTGTACAGCTTCTTCTGCTTGGTGCGGTTGGCGATCTGTGCGAACTCTGCCTTCTTGCTGCCGATGCGTGTCACCGTTTCCAGATTTCCGATGAAACAGATGCCCAGCGTCTGCCCGTGATCGGCAAAATCATCAGAGAAGCTCCGCAGCACCTCAATGGTTTTCAGCGGCAGGTGCTGGGATTCATCGAAGATCAGCACCGTGCCGTCACTCAGCTTTTGCCGGATGGAATACCACAGGGCATCTCTGGAGCGTTCCATGGGAGCACCGATGCGGTCGGCGATCAGCCGCAGCAGGGACTTGATGCTGGTCAGACAGGGATTCAGCGTGATCAGTACGCTGTTGTTCGGGTGCTCTGCCACAAAGTGCTGTGCTGCCTTGGTCTTTCCGATGCCGGCATCTCCGGCAGCAATGGCAAGACCGCCCTTGATCTGGCAGACACCGATAATGTCATAGATCTCCGTGGAGATGCTGGTATCTGCATAGCCGGATTCCTGATAGGTCTGCCTGGTCTGATCCTTGACACCGAAATAGCTTTCCAGTTTCGCAAACATCTTCTGCGGATTTGCCTGATAGCTGCCGGAAAACAGCTGGGAGAGTGCTCCCTTGGAGATGCCCAGACGGGCAGACAATGCAGACAGGCTCAGTCCTTCGTCCTTTTGCAGCTGCTCCAGCTTGCGGAGCAGGCTCTGTTGATGCTCTGTGTATTCCATGTGTTATTCTTCCTTTCGTCTTTGGGCGTTCTGCCGCATTTTTTTCAGGTCGATGGTGACCGGGATCATTTCGCTGCCGGAAACCATGCGGTGTTCTTCTTCCGTTTCTCCGGCTCGTACCGGCTCGATGGTCTTGGGATACCGGATCTGGAACCGTTCTTCCTTTGCCTTGGCGGCTCTCCGGATCGTGGCATCCAGGGAATCGATCCGCTGTGCGTTGGTCAGATCGGCGGTGATGCCCTTGACCTGATCCCGTACAAACTTCTTGGTGCGGCGGATCATCATTTCTGCGTTGGCGATCTCCTCCGGATTGGAGGTCAGATAGTCCATCAGCAGGATGTCCGCCAGCTCCCAGGTAAACAGATACTGGTCTTGGGTGTTGTACAACCGGACAGTTTTCAGATCTGCCGGGTCATACCGCACATAGACCTCCTCGCCCAGATGCAGAATGGTTTCCTCCGGATTCATGTACCAGATCTTTTCCCCGGCAAAGGTGATGTACACGCCGTTTCGCTTGATCTTCTGGGTTCTGGTGGATCGCATCAGCATGAGATTCAGCTCTGCGTCCGCCGCCTTGCGGATCGACCGGATCTCCTCGTTCCAGACATCCAGACGGCTCATGCCCCGGTACTTTGCCTCAGAGCCGCCGTACTCCTGCAAGTTGTATTCGCCGTCGATCCATGTTTCCAGATGGCTTCTGACCTCGTAGTCCTGCGGTATGGCTTTGTTCTTGATTCGCCGTTTCAGGCTTTCCGGACGTTCCAGAATCGTGCCGCCGCAGAAACCGCTGAACGATTTGGAAAACTGGCTCTTGACCGTGTAAAAGGTTCGTTCAATAGGCTTTGCTTTCGCATTTCGTACAATGGCGTTGTGCATTTCAATGCCCAGCCGCTGTAAAATGGTGGGCGGCTCTGTGACATCCTGATCAGATTTTCGGGTACGGTGTCCTTTTCCGCCCACATCGTGGGTGAGAAACTCCCGACCGTTGTCGAAGTACACCGCTTTCGGGATGCCGAACCGCAGAATGCCGTGCCGCAGTGCCAGGATCGTGGACTGGGAATCCGGGGATTCCGTAATATTCCAGCCGGTGATCACGCCGGACTTGGCATCCAGAAATGCCGTCAGATACAGGCGGTGAATGGTGCCATGTTCGTCCAGAGACTGAATATCCAGTGTGTGGTTGTCGGCGATCCATACGTCATTCGGCTCCAGCTGGTCATACATTCGGATAATGTACGGCATACAGCGGTCAGAAAACGCCTTTTCGCCCTCACGCATCAGAATTTTCGTTGCCTCTGCCACATCGTTGTCGATTCGCCGCCGAAAGCTTCGCTCCGATGGGATACAAGCCACCAGCTCCGGGTGGAAATCCTCTGTCCAGCTGATCACATTGCGATAGCTGGCTCGGACAGTTGGCTGATTCTCGTCCAGCCAGAACCACAGAAACGCCTCCCACACGACCTGGGGAATACCGCTGCTGTGCTTGTTCCAGCCGCCCCGTATCCCCAGCATACCGGCGAGATCATGCTCCTGATAGGCGTTCCATTTGCGGTACAAGATCCCCGTGGAAACCTGTAGGTCTGGGTGCTCCAGCTGACACTTGCCCACATACAGCTTGTCATAGTCGGTTTTCTTGCTGTACTGGATGCGTCCGGCGTGCCATTCCAGCAGAATTGCTGTCCAGATCTGGATCTCCTGCCGCTGCTGTGCGGTGCAGTCCTCAATGGTCATTTGCCGCACGGCTTTTGCCCTCTTTTTCGGCTTCTGCGGTTTCGTTTCCGCCGAAATCGGCGTGGGCATCATGCCCATTTCCTGCCGCTTTTGCTGATAGTACCTAGCCTGCAACGGCTCCGGAAATGCGGAGACCGGGATCTGATAACAGGGTTTATGGTTCTGCGGATGCTCTCGGAGAACCGCTGGTAAAACACCGTTTTTACATTGTTTTCGGATATACCTTGCAGAACAGTTTTTCAAGACTGCTGCTTCTTCTACTGATAAGTAGTCCATAGCTCCTCCTTTCCGGTCTGCCATCATCAGTGCCGGTAGACCAGTTCCGGCAGACAGCGGCTCTCTGCCGCTGTTTCGGCTTTTATGTTGCATCTGCATTTGTAAGCTTCAATCCGGCATAGTCCAGCACTTCTTCGGTGATCTCGTCCAGGAAGTAGACCAGCGTTTCTGTCGGCTCTTCATAGTCATAGTCGATACTCAGGTCAATTACGATTGCAAACTTGAAGCCGTTTCCGCTGTAGTGCGTGTGCAGCCAGTCGTAGATCAGCCTGAGATTCGTGCTTTTGAAAATGATGCAGTAGTTGCCGTACTTGTCTTGCACATCTTCGATCACCTTCACAGCACATGCACCTCCATATGCATCTCTTTCAGGAGCCTGTCCTGCTCTGCTTTGGAACAGTCGCTGGTGCGGATCTCGTGGAGGATCGCCCAGTCTGTACAGCCGCAGTTCTTCATTCGCCGCACGGTTTTTCGCAGCTTTTGTGACCGTCTGGACGGTGTTCCGCCCCATTCATGCAGTCTTTTCATCGGCTTCCTCCACCTCGTCATCGTCCTCGTTGGCGGTAAACAGCACATTGTCCGAAAACCACGGAAAGCACCGGCTGGCATATTCCCACTCTGCATCCATCTGATCGGAGAAATACGAACCGCCCCACACGCCCTTGCCGTCCTCATCAATGTGCCAGACCACGAATTCGCCGTCCGGCAGGATCGGTCTGGCAATGCAGTGCTCCGTGCCGTA